GGGAGACCAAAGGACTCAGAAGTATCAGTAATGTCAACATCACTGCTGCTATAACCAGAACGAGTGGTCTGCGTGGCAGAAACGATAGGGACGTTTGCTTCAACAGCCAACCCTCTAAGCTCTTCAGCAATTGCTTTGATATAGCTATATGAATTGACAGAGCTGTTTCCGCGATACCGTTCGGAAGCACATATATTAAGGTAATCAATGAAAATAATATCAGGTCTAAATGATTTTTTGAGAGCAAGTTCATTTAGTAATGCCTTGAAGTGACCAGAGTGAGCAGAAGCAGTAGGATACTCTTTGATAATCAGTTTACCTTGAGTCTTCTTCTCAATCTTATTTACCTTACTTTCAAACATCTGGTGAGGTAAGTCAGCAATCTCTTGAATATTTACATTCAGGAGGTTCGCATCAATTCTCTCAGCAATTCGTTCTTCCGCCATCTCCATTGTAATGTAGAGAACGTTCCTCCCTTGGAGCAGCACGGAGCTAGCCACATGGCACATGAATAAAGACTTCCCGACGCCAGTACCAGCGAGCGCGATATTGAGAGTTTTGTTAGGTAAGCCACCTTTCGTGACTTTGTTGAAATAGTCGAGATCAAATTCAATCTTCTCCTCTTTTTTGTGATAGTATTCGTAACGTGATTCGTAGTCTTCAAAGTAATCATGTCCAACAGACTGATCAAAAGAAACTGCTAGTGCATCTGAAAGAATTGTGGGGATGGCATCTCGATTCTTTTTATCATCTTTGCCATCAGCAATGGAGATAGACTCCATGAGAGCAAGATAGATTGCACGATCTCTACACCATCTTTCAGTGGTGTCAACGATCCATTCGCTGTCTACGTCATCATCATGCAGAGCAGATACGATCTCTAGACACTCTGCTGCTTCTTTATCGTTTATGTCGTCCCTGTTTTCAATCTCAATCGAAAGAATCTCTTTCGTTGCAAGATTATTGAACTTGGAAGTGAACTTAGAGATCTCCTCAAAAACAATTCTTTCTTGTCTAAGTTGAAAATATTCAGGTTTTACGAAAGGGATTACCTTTCTACAATAGTCTTCATCATGAATAAAATTTCTGAGGATAGTAAGTTCAATTTTTTCCATCAAAGATAGTTCAGATAAGTACTCAAGATATACTTCTTACCTTCTGGAGGATTAGTAATCTTGCGACCTTCGTGGGGGTATGTCCAGAGAGGGGGGAAGATCACTAGTCTACCAGTTCGGGGTGTAATGGTCAAGCCGTAAGAAGTAAACTCTGTCTGACCACCCTCAAACCCCTGATTCAAATAAAGGATAAAGGCGAGATACCTTTTTGCAGATTCAGCATCTCCAACATCAACGTGCTCTTTGAACTGGTCTTCACCAGATAAGTATCGCTTGATTCTGAATTGTTCCCACCCATGAGTTTCTGGAACAAGAAGAGTATCATCTGCTGCTTTACTATAGACTTCATCAAAATACTCTTTCTTTTTTTCAATCAAAGACTCTAGAATTAGAGAGTGAATGCCAACAGATTTAGCACCATAGTTTTCAACATTAGATGTGTAATTCAGTTCAGTAAACTTAGGTCTTGAATCTTGATCAACATCATGATGATGTACTGGGTGATCTTCAAAGATTGATATGATCTCAGAACACATGTCCTTACTAATGACATCATCATATATTTTGATAAAGTCTGTAGGTTTTGTCATTGCTTTTCTACTCCGTATGAGAATTCTTGTTTTGCTGCTTCATCAATTTTCTGTAGAAGATCATCGCTAAAGTAAGTCTCAGGATCAGCAAGAATAGTCTTAGGATAGTAAGTAGAATCACCAAAGCGGTAGCGATTACCAACACGCTCGATAAGTCCATACTTTTCTCCCAGTTCTAAAAGACCATAGTATTTGTCAAGACCTCGTTCATCATAGAACAAACGGATCTCAACATCTTTATTTTCCTTACTCAGACGCGACTTAGCAGTCTTAGCTTTGATAATGTTTCCGACGATTTCTGTTCCATCCTTCTCTTTTTTCTTTGAGAGATAGATGATTGTACTTGCTGCATACTTGAGACCAGAGCCTCCTCCCATTTCCTTTGTAGGGACATAAGAACCAATGACATCGTAGGTGTGGTTAGTAACAATCATAGGTATGTTAGCCTGTCCGAGCTTGAGTGTCAACATTCGGAAGGCACCTTTTACAAGTTGTGATTTTGTCATGTCACGAACTTGCTTATCGTTGAGAGCATCTGTAATTTCTTTTTCAGTTGAGAGCATCCCCAGTGAATCTAGAACGAACATGCATGGTCTTCTTTCGCTCTCTGGTTTCTTCAGGTAGATGTCAACTGCTTTGAGTGCTTTTTGTCTAAACTCTTCAACAGTTACCACATTCGTCTTGACGAAGCGGGTCAAATCGATGTTTCTATCAACAAGTAACTTCTTATTTATAGCGGATTCTGTGTCAAAATATAACACGTACCCATCAGGATTAGCAGAAAGAAAATTTTGAACGACAGCGAGGCTGAAGAAAGTCTTGCCAGTAGAAGACTCGCCAGCAATGGCAGTAATCTTATTGCCAGATACCCCACCAAAAATACTACCTGAAACCAATGCATTGAACACGTAACTGCCTGTGTCCACATACGTTTCAGTTTCATCAATGTCTGACGCAAGCTGTGTGTATTCATCTCCAATCTCTTTTACAATTTCTTTTAGAAAATCCATAGTAGTTATACAAAAAATGATTCAAGGGTTACTTTCTTTTCAACAGACCATCCGATCGAATCCAAGATTGCTCTTACTGGTTCAACGAATGACTTGTCGAATTGCAGATCATGATCAACATATTTAGAGATTTCCAATTCTTTCGGGAAATCAGCAATGAATGAGACCACATTCTCCATGATTGGGTTGGGAACTTTCAAGTAGATGAACTTGATCTTTTCCCCGTTGTTGATCTTAGGATAGCGAGTCTCCAGTTTGTTTTGCTTGATAAGGTAATTATACAGCAAAGCTCCTCTTACGTGAATAGGGGTAGCCTTCTTGTATAATGTAGTGCTGTCATAAAACTTATCTACATTACTTGCTGTCCTTGGAAAAGCAATTTGTTCAGGTGGCAACTTTTTGAATTCCTTTCTAAAGTCTGAGATGAATTTGATTACATCATCTTCAGTACCATTTACAATTACCTTGAGCGCGTCTTTGATCTTCTGCCTACATGGAGCAGGAGTTGAAGACTTGACTGCTTCAAGTCCCATGATCTTCAGTTTAGGTTCAGCATATGCGACTCCCTCACTGTTCCACACGTTGAGAATGTATCGCTTCTTAGCAGTCCAGATCCCAGTGTCAGCGATATTCTCACGCTTCATTTGCATCTTCTGTTCATATGCCTGAACGTAATCCGCAAGTTCCTGATAAGATTGTTCGATGAATGGTTCCAACTTGTCTTGGCAGATCTTATCAAGTAAGGAAACAATCGCTGCTTTGTCGCCAGACTTATTACCAAAAAATTTAGTAACAAGAGGTCCAAGATTGAGATAGATTGAATCAGTGTCGGATGCAATAACGTAGTCCTCCTCCGTCGTTTGCAAAATCTTATTTAGATAACTATTCATCTTGTTCTCAATCCAACGAATAGAAACCTGCCCAGATAGGGTGATTGCTTCAGCATTTGCTAACTTATAGTACCTAAAGTATTGATTACCAATGGCACCATAAGCAGAGTTGAGTTGAATCTTCTTTGCCATCTGAATGTTGTTGCATCGGGAGATCTCCTTCTGCAATGCCTCAGATGGTTTCTTTTCATTCTCCTGCTTCGCCTGAAGCATCATCTTCTTGAACTTCACACGGTCATTGTACATTTTGTCCATGAGTTCTGGTAGGAACCCACGCTTATCCTTCCTATACATGGCACCGTTAGCACACACTGCATAGTTCTTGTAAAGTTCAAAGGTTATTTCCTCAGAAAGTATTCTATCAACACTCGCTGTTGGGTGCCTCTCGTCCAGTAGTGTCTCTGGCGAGATGTTGTACTGCATAATAAGGTGAGGATAAAGACTGTTGAGGTCAAAAGACACAACCCAATCATACTTTCCAGGAATCGGTTCCTTGACATAAGCACCTGCATACTTTGAGTCTTTGTCGGAACGGACAATAGGAGGAATCACAATGTTCCTCTTCTTGAGGTAATTGTAGATGATGGTATCCCACATCCGAACCTGATAGAAGACATCATTATAATTCACCTTGGCGTCATATGCCATGGTGAGAGCAAGTTCGATGAGTTTCATCTTATCCTCAAGACGGTCAACCAGTTCAACGTCTCGGATGTTGTATTCAATAAAGAGTTGCCAATCGTTGTGATAGAACTCTTTGAAAGTGTCATACGGATTAGCAATCTTACGAGCACCAAGTTCTACATTGGCGATGTGATCCAGGCGATAAGATTCCTGATTTGTATAAGTAAACTTCTTATACAAATCCAGATAGTCCAGGACAGTGATACCACCAACATCATAGGTGATAAACTTTCTGCCTTGAATATAAGTTTCGTTCTCAGTCAGAAGTGACCAAGGAGAAAGATACTTTGCTCTCTTCTCCCCCAAGATACGAGTCAGTCTACGGGCAAGATATGGAATATCATACAGTTGACAGTTCCAACCAGTCACAACATCAGGAGTGTTCTGACTCCACCAATCAACAAACTGATTGAGAAGTTCTTCTTCTGACCAGCATCGATTGTAAGTTACATTGTCCTGGTGCATACGATAGTCGCCAACACCCCAGACAACAATCTCTTTGGTGTTGTAGTCCTGCACAGAGATTGCGGTCATCTCTTCAGAACAACTCTCTACATCAGGGAACCCATTCTCTGCAGCAACCTCAATATCAATCGTTACAAGTTGAATCTTACTGATGTCAAACTTGATCTCATCTTCAGGATACTTTTCAGAAATATACTGATAGATATAACGATCATTACCATAGATGGTAAATCCATCTACATCCTGATACTTTTTTACAAAGTCCCTACAATCCCTGACGGTGCCAGGTTTGATCTCTTGAACGTACTCTCCTTCTAGAGTCCTATGCTTAGTTCGTTCTTTAGCAGGAACAAAGAAGGTTGGGGAAAAATCATCACGAATCTTGATGCGCTTTCCATTTTCATAACCACGGACGAGAAACTTGTTCCCGATCAATTGTACGTTTGTATAGAACTTCATTCAGTAGCGGTAGCGTCGATGTATGCTTTCAAAATATCAGGAGATGGTTCTCCGATAGTAATAATAAGATCAGTCCTTAGCAAACATGAATTGTCTTCCATGTACTTTGGGAACTTCTCAAGGTTGCCATCACTGATGCAAAAACAATCCTTTAGAAAAATCCTTGGTTCTTCATCGAGTTCTTCAAAGGTCCCGACGAGATAGTCTCCAGAGCGGAGATAAAATACTGCTGGTGTTTCCATTAGACCCCAATCTTTTCAGTGTAACTTTTGAGAACTTGTTCGTGTGGTTCCACCACAGTAACTACCCAATCAACAGGAACTACCATTTCGGTATCTGCAGACAGGGGAATCCAGGGAGAGAAGAATAGTTCTTTCCTATCACTACTAGGTTCTTCCCCCTCAGTCAGCAGTTCTGGGTTTGCTGGTGCTGAATAAAGTTCAACCCTCACTGGGTTTTTGAACATGTAATATACGGGAGTATCGGATTCTTTGTCCCTTGCTT